ACACAACCTAAACATATTAAGTAGGAGGAACAATGGCTGAGAATCGTGGGGGCTTTCGCCCAACAGCACCACAGAATAATCCAGCAAATGTTTCTGCAACAGGTGGAGCAGGACAATCTGGTACACAACCTGCACGCTATATTTCAGGAATGCCATACGGTCAAGGTCAAGAAATGATGACTCAACAAATGAGTGCACCTATGGCTGGACCAAGCCAAGCATCAAATCCTATACCACTAGATATGGCTGGTATGGCTGCAGTAACACCTTTGACTGCTCCTACAGAGCGCCCAGATGAACCATTAACTGCTGGTATGGATTTTGGTGCAGGACCAGGAAGTGAAGCACTTAACCTTCCAGCACAGCGTTCTCTTTCAGATATTCTTGCATCAATGATTGATGTTGACCCAACTGGAGAAGTACAAGACCTTTATAACTTTGTAGTATCCAGAGGTCTTTAATGGCTGAAAAAAACAATTCACTTCTCAATTTAGCAAACTCTTCACCAGGTGCAGCAACTGCTGCAGCCCAAAAAGGGATTTCTCAATCTGATATTAGTCAGATTAATGCTGTCATCAACTTGAGAAATATTCATAAAGAGTTAACGTCTTTGCCAAGAAACGATGCTTTTGAAAAATACAACAAGTATGACGCAACAACTCGTCGCGCTCTTGCATCTATGTTTAACCCAAAATATGCTGAAGAAGATAAAGGTTTTTTTGGTAACGTACTTGAGTCAATTAAAACTGCTGCTTATTATAGCGGACAAGATTTCAAGCAGTTCGGTGCCAACCTTATAGGTATAGACCTACCAGGAAAAGCAACTGGAAATCTACCTGGGGCTATTTTAGGAATAGGAACCGCTATACCTAAAGCAGTTATTGAAGAATCAGGTGTTGGCGGAACTGTCGGTGGCGCAGTAGAGGCTACTGGTAAGGCTCTTGTACGAGCACAAAATAAACTTATCAAACAACCTTACCAGGCTCAACGCTTAGCAGAAGTTGCTGGTGAAGATAGCCTTGCAACACAAATTGGTTTTTTTGGAAAAGGTCTTGCAGAGTTAATCCCAGGTGGTGAGGATGCAACACTGGCTGATGCTTCAACTAATTTTATGCAATATTGGGAGCAAGCATCTACTCCAGAAAAAGTATATGACAACAAGGTTCTTGAAAAAGTAACAGAAAATTTATCGCCAGAAGTTGCATATCTTGGTAAATTACTTGCTGATAAAGAAGACATAGTAGATAATTTTGAAAAGTTTCAAAACAATCCAGCAGTTATTGACTTAATTAACAGATATGTTTCTGGAGATGAAAAAACAAATACTGAAGTCGGTAATGCAGTATGGGCATTTGAATCTGCAAAGATAAGCCCAGGACGTGATGCCGCACGTGCGGTTATTCGTTTGTTCCCACACGAGTATGAAAAAGCACTTGCAGGTGATGCAAAGGCTAAAGCATTTTTTACTGGAATATCTGGTGGGTTAGATGTTACCGTAACATTTGGAATTGACCCATTGATTATTGGTGGAAAAGTACAAAGAGGTTTACAATCAGCGCGATATGGATTTGCAAAAGTCGGCAGCGGAGAAATCTCTATTGAAAGAGCCTTTGAGCGCAGAGCAGTTCAAGACTACTGGAATAGTGCTGGTAAGTTAATTAATGTATATCGCAATGGAAATCTTGCACAAAAGTCTCAGGCTTTAAACCGCCTTCAAGACAGATTCCCAGAAATTAATGTTAACGTAGTCCAAGACCTTGCAAAGGCTGATGTAAAAAACGCAGAAGATGCACTTACATTTTTTGACAATGGGCAACGATTTGTAGAAATGCTATCAGGCGGTGCTGGAATTGGTCTGGCTGGGAAGAGCACACTTATCCCACGTATGACATACACTCGCAGTATTGCAAATAACATTAAAGATTCCGTTGCTAATGTTCTTGGAACTGAAAGATATAGTTCTATGACAACACCAGCAGCGATGACTCGCGGTCAAGTTAAAAAAACAGCACAAGAAGAAATTAAAGATTTCTCAAATATGTTTTCTGAAAACCCTGCTATTTGGGCTGACAAGATTGGTGTTGAAAAAGCAAAGATTGGTTTTACTCTTAAGGACCAATCTAGGTTAGCCAGAATTGATAGAGTTGTTCGTCAATTCTCTATTGCACCTAGTGCAGATAAAATTATTAAAATATCTGACGCATCAAGTGCGAATCAGGTTTTTAAATTAGCACGTACAGTTGTTGACAAAACAACAGCAGGTAAGTTCCGTGCAGCCTGGATAGGCGCAGATGAAGGTCAACGTCTACTTATGTATAAGGGTTTATTAAAAACTCTTGGCATAGGTATGGGGTTAAATCTATCCGCCGAAGGTCGTCTTGCTCTTTCTAAAATTGACGATATGTCAAAAGAAATTTACTCTGTTAGCCAGAGTGCACTAGATATTGGCGACCTTGCAAAGGTATTAAAGACCCCAGTTGGTGGTTCATTAGTATCTGCACCTAAGGGTGTTCGCAAGTTAGTTCAAGATGCAACAACAATAAGCACTGCAGAAGGTAAAGCAGGAAGACTTATTGCATCTAACAATGCACGCATTGCAGAACATACGCAGCGTATGAAGGCTCTTAAGGCTGACAAAGCAGACGCCCTTGCTGCAAATCAATTAGGGCGTGCTGATGCTATTGATGATGAGATTAAAATTCTTGGTATGAAACTTGGTAGAGAAATGAAAACCAAGAAAGAATTAAAATCAAAATTAACAAATCTACAAAAGAATCAAATAGATGAATTTGATGATGTAGACATTATGTCAGTTGACAGATTTAATGCTGGACAAACATCTGATGGCACACCTAGGGCTATTCGTATGTACCAATTAAATGATTCTCGCTCACTACCAGACTTCCAAGAGTGGAGAGAAATCGCTAACCGTGCTGGTGTATTGACTGAGTTGTTTGGTAAGGCTACAAACAATCACTTTAATAGACTTGTAACTGATGCCTGGTCATTTGGTAACCTTTACCCACGCCTTGGAGTTCGTACTGCAGTTGAAGAAGTTGGAACACACTTTCTTATTGGTGGTGCAGAAGGATTTGGTAATTACCTTAAGGGGCGTTTAGCCTCACGTACTCTACGTGCCGCACAATTGACTGGTAAAGAATCAACTATTGTTGGAAAAGACGTAACAGTATTTGGTAAAACTATACTCAAAGGTGAAAAAGAAACAAAAAATCTTGGTTTTATTTATGACAATCTTTACAAGATTGCAAATAAACATTACTCAAAAGAGCAGTTACTTGCAATGGCAGATGACCCAGAACTCCTAGGTCGTGCAGTTGCTGACGCTATTATTAAGAGCAAATTTAAACCTGAATTTTTAAGAACAGCAGTCGGAAAAGATATTGCAAACTGGAGTCAGGACTTTGCACGCTTTAATGGCAAGGTAGTTCTTGATGATATTACTGGAGCATCAGTTCGTGCTGAGCGTCCTGTCACAGAAGCAGAAGTAGTAGCCGACTCACTAAAGCAATTTGGTCCATCTGTAAGACTAAATGTGCAAAATCAGGATGCTCTCAAGGGTATGACCTTTGCTCCAGAGTTTACAGAAATTGCATCTACTAATGAAAAGTTTGTTTTCAACTGGTTACTGGAACTCAACAATACTTTAGGAAAGCGTAATGGTCAGTTTGGCAATATTGTCCTGTGGAATGCAGGTAAAGAGCCAGAAGTTGTTATTGCTAAACTTAAGAAATATATTGAAACAGATGGAAACGAGATAGCCAAGCGATTTGCTATCTATGCTGATGAGGGTGCAGAGGGTCTTGCAAGACAAGTCTACTTAGATGCAACATATCCTCTTCGTGATTTTGCTGGACAACTTAACTTTGATTTAATCAATGGAATACGTTCTGCTGGCGGTATGGATAATTTCCTTATTGACGATTTAATAAAGTTTGATAAACCATTTAAGCGTCCAGAATCTATTCTTGGTCAAGAAATTATTCCAATGGGTGCTGGCACAGCCGAGCAAGCAATATACAGAGTCATCAATAATGGCTACGGTTGGGTTGGAAAGCAGATTGCTTTAATTGACCGTGAGCCTATTACTCTTGGAAACTACTTTATGTTCCGCAAGGAACTATCTGGTATGGAAGCAGCAACAAAGAAAAGCCTAATGGCTAATGGTCTCTCTCCAGAGGGCGCTGAATCTATTGCACGTTTCTCAGCACACGAGACAGCACTTAACTTAGCCAGAAATAGAACACTAGGTTTTGTTGATAACGGTGACGTTCGCACAAACTTAGCGTTTAACTTACGTACATTAGGTAGATACTACCGTGCAACTGAGGACTTCTATCGTCGTCTTGGTAGATTAACCAAGTATGAGAAGCGTGCCATTGTGCGTCTTGCAATTCTTAACCAAACATTTGAAAACTCTGGATTTATCCACGAGGATGACAAAGGACAAATGTACTTCACCTACCCAGGTGATGACATAATCAACGGTGCTTTAACTGGATTCCTAGATGCAATAGGTATTGGAACTAAGACTCCACTTCCAATTAACTTTGGTGGATATGTTTCAATGCTTACTCCTTCTCTTGACCCAGAATCGGCATTACCTAGATTGTCTAACCCATTTGTTTCTATATCACTTGATGCTATGACAAACTTGCCGTTTATCGGTGACTACCTAAAGGGTGTAGAAAAAACTCTTACTGGTTCTTTCAACACAGATGTTCCTGCTTGGGAGAAAGCAGCCCCAGCGAACATTAAGAGACTATATAATGTACTTGCTGGTAGCCCAGAAAGTACTCAGTCTAGGTTTTCATCAATAACTAAGGCAATGAAACTTATTATTTCTACTGGTAATGGTCCTAAGAACGCATCAGAACTTAATGAGTTTTTTGAAAATTCAGCAATTCAGGCTCAAAACATTGATGCTGTTAAACTTGTTATGGGTCTTGGAACACCTGCATCCATACAGAACTTTGCAACCAAAGATGTCCCACAGGAAATGATTAATACTGGCGTCTTTACTTGGGAAGCAGAGTTCCAAAAAATTCTTAAGAAGTATGATGGTGATGAGCAAGCAATATCAAAGGCTATGGTTACATTTGCTAAACTGTATCCTTCTAAGTTGGCTTACACGACTTCAGCAACATCAGCAAGCACATATGCCGATTTTCCAAAAAGCATTAAAGCAGCAAATTTTGTACTAGATAATCAGAAACTACTTCTTGAGCACAGAGATGCTGGTTCATTCTTTATTCCAGTTACTGGAATGGGTGATATTAAAGGATACTCAATTCTTAAGAAGCAAGGTTTTATCAAGAACAAAGCCTTAGACCCTAATGTTGAAGATACTAAAAATAACTTCATTCGTGAGGTAGCCACAATAAAAGCACGTCAAGATTACTTTGCTTTAGTTGATGATTACAATGCAAAAATTCTATCTGCTCCAAATCCTGAAACTAAGCGTTATTACAGAGAAGAACTCTCTAAGCGTAAGAAGGGTATGTTGATTGCATATCCACTTCTTGCAGTTTCAGTAACTCCAACAACAGAGGCAAACGCCCGAAGAGTTGAAGTAATTGATGATATGAAGCGATTGCTTGAAGGAAACAAGGCTCCAGATAAAAAACTTGGCAACAAGTTTGCTGCAATGATTACAAAGTATGAAGAAATGCAGTCAATACTGAGCCGTGTTCGTGGTTCAAATGATGAAGCAAATGAATTTAAGAAGCAGTTAAGGGCTGACACAAACGACGTCCTGTTGCAGTTAGCAAAAGATGATGAGAACGCAACAGCGTTTTATCTATCAGTCCTTAGCCCTCTGATTGGAGAATAAAGTGCCAGGTTACTATATTGATAATGATGGAGACGGAAAGGTTTCTTGGGTCCCAGACCCAGAGATGCCAAATGAAAAACCATCTGGCTATGATAAATCAAAAGTTGAACCTGCTGCAGATGACGTAGCACCTGCCGCTGGCGCTGATGGCGCCGTAGGTGGAGATATTGTTTTTAACTCAGGGAAGCCATACGCATCTGTATCAAGTTTAGGTGAAGCAACTGCTGAGTTTAATGAAGCATTTACAACTATGTTTGGCAACGCCGCACCTAAAGACTTAATAAGTGGCTTTGCTGCAGAACTTCGTAATCTTCAAGCATCACGTTCTAATAAACCTATTAAAGGAAAGTCGGTAGATATTGTCATCCAAGGCGTATCTCCACAAGAGCGTCAGGATATTTTAAACAAGTATCTAAAGAACTATGCTACAAAGCAGATTGAACTTGCTGGTGCTGGTGATGCTAAGGCTGTTGCTAACCTACAAAAGGGTAACTTCGGTGTGGCTATGACTACAATCAAGAATGCTTATGCTGAGAACGGACTACCTTTTAACTCAAAGAGTTTATCTCAGACAGCACTAGAGTCTGCTCTTAACCCAAATAAGTTAAAGTCTAATCTTAACCTTATTAACCTACAGGCTAAGACATACTTCCCAGCATTGGCAGAGAAGATTGATAGTGGCTATACAGTCAAGCAATTGCTTACGCCTTATATCAATACACGGGCTAATATCTTGGAAGAGGACCCTGACTCAATAGATATATCTACTTTGAAGTCAGTAGCATCTGACCCAAAGAACTTAATGAATCTTTATGATTATGAAATTTCTCTACGCAAGGACCCTAAGTGGCGTTTTACCAAGAATGCCCAAGACTCTCTAAGCGATGTTGCAAATACTATTGCTAAGACATTTGGATTGGTTGGATAATGGCAGAAACCCCAGCACAAAAGGCGCAAAGACTCGCAGCCCTTACCTCAAAGGTAGCAAAAAAAGTAGATACCCCTGCCGCTAGAGCAACTGCTGCAAACGCCCAAGCAACAGCAACTACTATTGCAATAGCAGAGGCACAACGTGCTGCAGATTCTGCAGAAGCAGCCAGACTTGAAAGAGAAGCAGAACTTGAACGTCAAAAGCAAGCAGCCCTTGATGCTGCTAACAAAAAGAAGCAGATGGATTCAATTGCTGCTATTGGCGCATTGCTTTCATCCTATGGAATTGGTGATTTAACTTCTGCAATTACAGATGCCGTTGTTAAAGGATATTCAGCCGACACTATTAACCTTATGATGCAAGACCCAAAAGGTACAGACCCTTTAGCAGTTGCATTCCAGACAAGATTTCCAGCAAATAAAGCACGTCTTTCTGCAGGTAAGCCAGTACTAAGTGCTGCAGAATATCTACAAGCAGAGCGTTCTTATGCACAAGTCCTGCAATCATACGGTGTTGCTAGTCTTGCAACCAGAGATAAAATGAATGCTTTTATTACTAATGACATATCTGCTGCTGAAGTTTCAGACAGAGTAGGTCTTGCTATTACTCGTGTACAAAATGCAGATGCTGATACTAAAGCAGCACTTGCTCTTTACTATCCAATGCTTAACCAGGCAGATATTGTTGGTGCAGTTCTTGACCCAGCAGAAGGACTACCAGCCCTACAGCGCAAGGTTCAGATGGCTGAAATTGGTGGAGCAGCGTTAGCACAAGGTCTAAAGACCGTAGATGCTGCAGGTAAATTGACTGGTATTAATATTAAAATGGGACAAGAAGCACTAGCAAGTCTTGGTGTTACTAAGGAACAAGCACGTGCAGGTTTCCAACAGGTGGCAGAAGTTACACCACGTGCAGAGTTCCTATCAAGTATTTCAACTGGAGAAGATTACAACCAACTCCAGGCTGAGCAAGAAGCATTCCAAGGACTGGCTTCTGCAAAACGTGCTCGTGTAGCACTAACAGAACAAGAGAAAGCACGCTTTGGTGGTTCTTCTGGAACTTCAAAGACAAGCCTAGGTCAGACATCACGAGGCGCTTTCTAAACAAATAGAATCCTGAGCGGACCCACCAGCCCCGCCAGCGTAACAGACTGGTAGCAAGAGCCAGACCGATTCCCCGATTGGAACCTGAGGCTTGCGAACTAACTAATAGAGAAGGGTGGATGGTTGCTATGAGCAACAACTACTGGGACGAAGACGAAGACGACCTAGATACCGATGTATCTGAGACACAGATGGATGGCAGTGACCTTGTAAAGAAGTTACGAAAAGCCAAACGTAATGATGAGAAACGTATCAAAGAACTCACTGAGCAACTTGAGGGTTTAACCAAGTCGCAGCGTGAGCGTACAGTCAAAGAAGTCCTAGACAAGAAAGGTGTAAATCCTAAAGCACAACGCTTAATCCTGAAAGACTTAGACGAAGTTACCGAAGAGTCAGTGAATAACTGGCTTGAAGATAATGGAGACTTGTTCGGATTAACTGTGAATCAGGACGCACCTGCAGTAAGTGATACAGACCGTGCTGCATTACGTCAGCAAGACGCTATCACGCAAGGTGCAATAACACCTGACAGAGCAGAGAACTTAGAACAGAGACTCAACAGTGCAGAATCTGCAGAAGAGATTCTTTCTATCCTTCGCTCACAATAATCAATCATAGTTTCTAACTACTAAAAAGGAAATAACCTAATGGCATATGTATCAACAGCATCCGATTCACTCGGAGGTACCGCTGGTGGTGCTGGTCTAGTACAAAAGGCTTATGACCGTCTCTTGGAGTTCGCACTCCGCTCAGAGCCACTCATTCGTTCAGTTGCTGACAAGCGCCCTACAAATCAATCAATCCCAGGTTCAACAGTTGTTCTACAACGCTACGTTGACTTGGCTGCTGCAACAACAGCACTAACAGAAACAACAGACCCAGATGCAGTAGCAATGTCTACACCAACATCTGTAACAATCACACTAAACGAGTACGGTAACTCAGTACTTGTAACACGTGCATTGGAACTATTCTCACTTGCAGATGTTGACCCAGCAATTGCTAACATCATCGCATTCAACCTTGCAGATTCAATTGACGCCGTAGCAATGACAACATTGCGTGGCGGAACAAACGTAATCTACTCAGGTTCAACAGCAACATCAACAGCAACAATCACTGCTGCTGCAACCATTTCGTCTGCAAACATCCGTCGCGCAGTTGCAAAACTTCGTGCGAACAAGACAACAGCACGCAAGGGTTCACTATACTGGGCTGGAATCCACCCAGAAGTTTCACACGACCTACGCGCTGAGACAGGTTCAGCAGGATGGTTGCTTCCAAACCAGTACGGTTCAGCACAGGACCGCATCTGGGCGGGAGAAATTGGTACATACGAAGGTGCATACTTCGTAGAGTCACCACGTCTATACAACGCAACAGACGGAGCATCATCTGCTCGCGTTTACCGCACAATCCTCTGCGGACAGCAAGCACTTGCTGAGGCAGTGGCAGAAGAGCCACACGTAGTTATCGGACCAGTAGTTGACAAGTTAATGCGTCACCGCCCAATGGGTTGGTACGGCGTACTAGGCTTTGCTCGCTACCGCGAAGAAGCACTATTCCGCATTGAATCAGGTTCATCAATTGCTTAATTGATTGACGGCTGAGCAGGGAGCACACGTGTTTTCTGCTTGGCAGTAAGTTCATTAAGGAGAACTATGGCAAACTATACATTCACTACACCCTATGTACTTGAAGGTCCATCTGGTGGGCACCGCTTGTTTTACTTTGCCAATTTACGCAAAGGAATAACTATTGTAAAATCTGGAGGAACATACTCACAGATTCGTTATCCAGTAGATGAAGACTTAGAGGACTATCAAGAAGTTTATCGTGGTGGTTATGAACACACCGTAGATGATGCAACAAAGGCAGCACTTATTGCTGGTGGAGTTGGAATAACGGAAGCAAATTTCGTAGCACAATAAAGGGACATATGAATCTACACAAGATACAAAAGCATCCTGAGTATGTAGAAGGTTGCTTTGGTTGCAAGATAGGTACTCTTGAAATGGGAACTGGCGATGCTTCAAGAGACGTCTCAGATAAGAAGTGGACCTCTGAGTTAAACGAATACAAGAAGGCTAGAGCCGAAGGTATTCAACCAGCAGGTACTACAAGAAGGCACGTAGAAGAAGCAAGAAAAGCATCAGAGACATTAGGGAAAGCATACGATGCTGACGTAATGCCTAAAACAAAAGATATAACCAAAGAATCCGTAGCAGTAATGAAACAGATTGGGCAAATATAATGTACGGTATGAAATCAATGATGGACAGCAAAATGATGAAGAAGAAGTCTACTGCAAAGCCAGCAATGAAGAAAGCAGCAGCAAAGAAGGCTACTCCTAAGAAGATGGGAAAAAAGAAATAATGCCAATGGTTAATGGAAAAGAATTTGCATACACCGCAAAGGGTATGGCAATGGCAAAGGCTGAAGCAAAGAAGACAGGCAAGCCAATGAAGAAGGCTGTCAAGAAAAAGGCTAAGAAGAAGTAAATGGCTAACTACCTAGAAAACCTAATGAAAGAAGCAAAGCAAACTGCTAAGGCTATGCAAAAGTCTTACAATGCCAGTGCAGATATTAAGCCTGGTGCTAATGCTCGTGCTCGTGCAGCAGACAAGGCTAGTGATAGCCAAGTAGGACAATTCATTGGTGCTCTTGTACAGGGTCGTCGTTATGATGACAATACAGGTAAGCAAGTAAAGGGAAAGAAGAAATAAATGAAAGCAAAACATCCAGGATTTAAAAAAGTAGCATCAGGTATTGCTAAGAAGCAGGGAATCTCAATGGAGCGTGCTTCTGCAATCGTTGCAGCAGGTGCTCGCAAGGCAAGCAAGGCTGCAGTCAAGGCTAACCCACGTTTGAAAAAAGTTTCAGGCGTAAAAAAGGGTAAGTAATGCAAGACCCAAGACTAAAGCGAGCAGGAGTATCTGGCTTTAATAAGCCAAAGCGCACACCCAATCACCCAACTAAATCACACGTTGTTGTGGCTAAATCAGGTGAGCAGGTAAAGACTATTCGCTTTGGTCAACAGGGTGTTACTGGCGATAAGAAGCCAACAGCACGCCAGGCTTCATTCAAAGCACGTCACGCTAAAAATATTGCTAAAGGAAAACTAAGTGCCGCATATTGGGCAGATAAGGTGAAATGGTAATGGCAAAGAAAGTAGCATTTTGGGATAAGAAGAATCCTAATAAAAAGTCAACACCGCTTACACCTGCTCAAAAGGCTAAGGCTAAAGCAATGGCTAAGAAGGCAGGACGCCCTTATCCAAATCTAGTAGATAACGCTAGGGCAAAGAAGAAATAAGAAAGCAGGGGACAATGCAAGAAACAGTATCTATCGCCTGGTGCGATAATGGAATGGTTGATGGCAAGTTTATGCAAGGAGTCACTGATGTGATTCTAAAGTCTGGACTTAAGTTTGAATCTACTCTACGCAGTCAGGGAAACCAGATTGCTAGACAAAGAGAAATTGTCATTAACTATTGGTACGAGCAGAACAAGGCAGACTGGTTACTCTGGGTTGACTCAGATGTAGTTATTAATCCAGAAGGTTTCTTAAAACTCTGGAATCAGAAAGATAAAGATGAACGCCCAATTATGACTGGCGTGTACTTTACAACTGATAATCCAGAGGAACCTTTAATGGTTCCAATGCCAACAATCTTTAATTTTATAGTTGGAGATGGAGATGAAGGTGGATTTGGATTAACAAGAGTCCATCCACTACCTAAAGACAAACTGATTCAGGTAAGCGCAGCGGGTATGGGATATGTCCTAATGCACCGTAGCGTAGTTGACAGAATAAGAAAAGAAATGCCTGATGCTCAGTTCTTTATGGAGATGGGTAGAGGGACAAAGTTTATAGGTGAGGACATCTACTTCTTTGCACTATGCGAGAAGGCTGGGATTCCACTCTGGTGTGATACAAGTGTGACTGCTCCTCATATGAAGCGGTTCTCATTTGATGAACACTATTACAATGCAATGACTAAAAGGAGATAATAATGCCAACAGGTACCGCAGGTAGCACTCTATGTGCTGAATTAAATCGCCTAGCAAATGGTGGAACTTACCCAGCAAGGACAGCATTTCTTGATGAACAAGGTGCTGCTAATAAATGGGCAGGAACTACAGGTCAAGCAATAATTGGAGCCTTAAATAAAAAGGCAAGTGCTGGTAGAGCACCATCTGCTTATAAAGATTTAAATGGTATCTGTAATGAACTTGCTGGAACTACTGGAAAATCGGCAATTGATGCTTTGAGAGGAATTGAGTCCTAATGCCAACTCTTACAAATATGATTGATGAGGTTGCCGTTAATCTCTCTGGATATACATTCCAGCAAGATAGAGCCACATACTTAACTCATCCAGTGACTACCACTACATCATCTTCTGCTAGCCCTTTGGTTCTACAACTAGGTTCAACCGACTCTGTAGGTAAAGGTGTTATTGAGATTGACGAAGAACTACTATGGGTAGATTCATTTGACCGTGTTGCTAACACTGCAACTGTAGCCCCATTTGGTCGTGGCTATCTAGGAACAACAGGTGCTACACACACTGTTGATACTAAGGTAACTATCAGCCCTACATTCCCAAGATTTAATATTAAGAGAGCAATCAACGATACTATCCGCGCCCTTGGCGCCAACATATTTGCTGTAAAGACTACAACTTTTACATTCAACTCTGCGGTTTCTACATACGCTTTTAACAACCTTAACATTAAGAATATACTTTCAGTAACCTGGCAGGACATTGGACCTTCTAAAGAGTGGGTTCCACTACGTCGCTGGGACTTTGATTCACTAGCATCTACAACAGCATTCGGTGCAGGTGCCCAGACAATTACTTTGGGCGAGGCACCAGTATCTGGTCGCACAGTAAAAGTTGTTTATGCAACTGACCCTGAACCATTTACAACTAACTCACAAGATTATGCAACAGTAACTGGTCTTCCAGAGTCAACACGGGACGTAGTAGTTTTGGGTGCAGCCTATCGCTTGCTCTCATTCTTAGACCCTGCTCGTGCTTCACAGGTAAGCCCACAGGCTGACGAGACAGACGCTAAGCGTCCATATGGTGCATCTCAAACAGCAACCAAGCAACTTTATGCTCTTTACACACAACGCTTGGATGAAGAGACAAAATCACAGCAACAGAATTATCCCGTCAAAGTTCACTACTCCCGCCGATAAGGAACATCAATGCCAACAGTTAGAAAATATTCCTCACGCTCACAGCAGACAACGCTGTCAAGCGCAGTTACATCTAGTGGTGAATCAATCACAGTTGTCTCTGCAGCATCCCTTCTTGGTGGAACTTCAGTTGCCGCTAATGAAGTATTTACGATTGTCATTGACCCAGATACGGCTCTTGAAGAAATTGTAGATGTAGTCTCCACATCAGGTAACCCTGTTTCTGGAAACACAATTGCTATTCAGCGTGGACGTGATGGCTCTACTGGCACAGCACACTCTGCTGGCGCAGTTGTTCGTCATATGGCTGTAGGTAGAGATTACCGTGAAGCAAATGAACACATCAATGAGACCACTACAGCACACGGTTTAACCCTTGGTAATGTAACTTTATCAACTGGAACAGGCAATGTATCAACTACGATGCTTGCATCTAATGCTGTTACTACTGCAAAGATTACTGACTTAAATGTAACAACTGCAAAGATTGCTGATAGTGCAATTACCTCTGCCAAGATTGCAGACCTGGGTATTGCTACTGGAGATATTGCAGACTCTGCTATTACAAGCGGTAAGATTGCAACAGGCGCCGTAGGCACAACTAAGATTGATGACCTATCAGTCACAGAGGGCAAGTTAGCACCAAATGCAGTAAACACAGGAAAGATTGCAGATTCAGCAGTTACTAGCGCAAAGATAGCAGACGGAACTATTGTCGCTGGCGACATTGCAGATGGAGCAATTACCTCAGTGAAAATTCTTGATGGAACTATTGCAACTGCAGATATTGCTGACAGTGCTATTACTTCGGCTAAGATTGCCGATGGTACTATTGTTGCTGGAGACCTAGCAGACGGCGCAGTAACATCTGCCAAGATTTTAGATGGCACAATCGTCAACGCTGATGTCAATACTAATGCAGCGATTGCTAAGACTAAGTTAGACCTTGGTGGAACTATTACTTCCGCTGACCTTGTAGATGGAACTATTGTCAATGCTGATATTAACGCATCTGCTGCTATTGCACTAAGCAAATTAGCAACTGACCCACTAGCACGTGCTAACCATACTGGAACACAAACAGCATCTACTGTTTCAGACTTTGATACACAAGTTCGTACATCTCGCTTAGACCAGATGGCAGCACCTACCGCTGCAGTATCTGCAAATAGCCAAAAGATTACTAACCTTGCTAATCCAGTTGATAATGGAGATGCAGTATCTTTAGGTTATCTTACTGGTCAAAAGGGTATAGCAAATGGTATTGCTGGTTTAGATGGTTCGGGTAAGATTCCTTTTGATATTATCCCAGCATCTGCTATTGCTGATACTTTTGTAGTATCTACCCAAGCAGCAATGCTTGCACTTTCTGCAGGTGTTGGCGATATTGCAGTACGTACTGATTTAAACAAATCATTTATTCTTCAATCAGTTCCTGCTACAACACTTGGTAACTGGATTGAACTTTTAACTCCAACAGATTCAGTTCTATCTGTTGATGGCAACACAGGTGCTATTAGCCTTTCAGGTACTTACATCAATAGAACAACAGGTCAGTTACTAGGAAACCTAGATGCCAATACACACAAGGTTACCAACCTAGGAGCACCAACATCAAATAACGATGCTGCTACTAAAGTCTATGTAGATACAGTTGCTGGTTCCGCTACTTCTGCTGCAGCAAGTGCAACGGCTGCTGCTGCTTCATATGATTCTTTTGATGACCGTTACTTAGGTGCTAAAGCAAGTGCACCTTCTGTAGACAATGACGGTAACGCACTTATTGAAGGTGCTCTTTACTGGAACTCAACATCTAATGCAATGCTTGCCTGGGATGGCGCTGCTTGGGCATCTATCTCATCAACTGCAGACATCTTCCGCTATCGCTATACAGCATCAGGCGGGGAGACTTCAGAGTCAGGTCCAGATGATAACGGATTAACACTTTCATATATTGTAGGAAAAGAACAAGTATATCTTAACGGTGTGCTTCTTGTTCGTACTACAGATTACAACGCTATAAATGGTTCAAGTATTACTGGTCTAGCAGCCTTGGCTTCTGGAGACATCCTTGAGATTATTACCTTTACTGCTTTTGACCTAGCCAATGTAATTAGTCCTACAGTAATTGATGCTAAGGGTGACTTAATTGCAGGTACATCTGCAGACACTATAGGAAAATTAACCGTTGGAACTAACGGGCAATACCTACAGGCTAACTCAGCAACTGCTACTGGTCTTCAGTGGGCAACAGTATCTGGCTACTCAGCCCCAACTATAGGTTCAACAAGCATTGCATCAGGTGCAACAGTGACAACTCTTAATGGAGTTACAGATGTTGTGCTTACAGGTCCTGGAAGTATTAAAGACGAATTAACATTGCTCTTAATGGGCGCACTCTAAGAAAGGGAGTAAAAAATGCCAACAACAACTAAAGCGCTGTTCCGAGGAGCAGCAACAACCACACTAACTACAACCCTATATACAGTTCCTTCTGCTACAACTGCAGTGGTAAGTAACATTGTAGTTACTAATACAGCAGCAACTGCAGCAACTTTTGACCTAGCACTTAATGGTGTCAAACTTGCTGATACAGTTTCAATTGCTGCTGACTCAATCTTTGCACTTGACTTAAAGCAAGTAATAGATGCTACTCAAACAATTCAAGGTGGAGCATCAGCAACAACAGTTAACTTTCATATTAGCGGAGTGGAGATTTCCTAATGGCAATATCAGTATTTCCAGCACCAGTAGAAGACCCAAGGACTTCTGTTGCTCCATTTCAAGGTGCTGCCCCAACAGGTTTAACACTTAAGCAAACAATTTCTTCATCTGGCTCTGTATCAATTCCTGCTGGCATTAACTATGTTTATGCAGTTTTAATTGGTGGCGGTGGAGGCGGTGGTGGAGGTAACGTTTCTTCTCCATCAGGTGGCGGTGGCGGTGGTGGTGTTACTTATGGTTGGGCTACTGCTTCAACAACTTGCGTAATAGCATCAGGCGGCGCTGGTGGTGTAGCAAGTGCTCAAGGAATTTCGGGTGGAACAAGTGCATACGGCGGTTTAATTGCAGGAGGCGGTGCTGGAGGAGGTCGCAGTGGTAATGGACTTAATGGTTCAATTGGAGGTGGCGGCGGAGGCGGCGGTAACAACTCTAATGGCGGAACTGGCTCTGCTGGTTATTTAATGGGTCAAGGCGGTATTGGTGGAATAACCGATGGCGGAGTTGGTCAATCTGGTTGGGGCGCTGGTGGTGGTGCTGGAACTGGCGATAGCAATACAAACGGCGGTGCTGGTGGTAATGGTATGAGCGGTGGCGGAGGCGGTTCTGGTAGAACAAATACTGCTGGAGTTGCTGGAAGGGCTGGCGGTAATGGTGGCTCAGGATACGTAGGCGGCGGCGGTGGCGGCGCTGGTGGTGGAAATAACGTTGCTAGTGGCGCTGCAGGCGGTGGCGGTGGTGGTGCATCAGGTGCAGGCTCAAATGGTGGAGCGGCTACAGGTGGTTCAGGAATTGGAACTGCTGGAACAGGCGGAGCAATTGGCGTCGGTGGAACAGGTGGTGGCGGAGGTACTACATCCTCAACAGCAGCAACAACAGGTGGCACTGGCGGAGCAGGTGGCGCTGGTGGTGGTGGAGGTGGTGCTGGCGGTATGGGTACCACAGGTGGAGTAGGTGGTGCTGGTGGCAATGGCGTTCTATTTCTATATTACTAAGGAAATTAAATGAAAAATTTTGCAGTTATATCAGGAACAACTGTTATCAATGTAATAGTGGCAGAAACAAAAGAAGATGCTGAATTTGTAACTAAATCTGAATGCATTGAATACACAAATGAAAACCCAGCAGGTATTGATTGGACATACGCTGATGGCGTATTTATAGCACCAGAAACAGAGGCAACTGATGAGTAAAGCAAGAGACTTAGCAAACGCAGGTACAGCCCTAACTGCAGTATCAGCAACAGAGTTAGGCTACCTAGATGGCGTTACTTCTGCTGTCCAAACACAGATTGATACTAAGGCTCCAACATCTACAACTACTACATTAACTGGAACCCAGACTCTTACCAATAAGACTTTGACAAGCCCAGTCATTAACACAGCAACAGCAACTGGTCCAATATTGATTGCTCCAGAAGAGCGTACAACTGTATCTGCAACTGCAGCGACTGGAACTGTTAACTTTGATGCTGCTACTCAAGGAGTTCTTTACTATACAACAAATGCCTCTGCTAACTGGACACTCAATGTTCGTGCTGCATCTGGTGTAACCCTTGCCTCTATGCTCGCTACTGGTGATGCAATTACTATATCTTTCCTAGTAACTAATGGCAGTACTGCTTATCGCCACACAGCATTAACTATTGATGGAAATGCACAGACAGTTCTATTCTCTGGTGGTACTGCTCCTGCAGCAGGTAACGCATCATCTGTTGATGCTTACTCATTTACAATTGTTAAAACAGCGGGAACACCAACCTACACCGTATTCGGTGCTGGTCCAATCAAATACGCATAAGGAGACATAATGCCATTATTTACACCAATTGGTGGAGGCGGAGGAATTGGTAAGGCTACCGTAACTGGTACTACTGGTTCACCTAATATTGATTCATCTACTCGTGCTGGAAAAACTATTTATCGTTTTACTGGCTCTGGTTCTATTACTGTTGGCACAGCAGGTACTGCTGAAGTTTTAATCATTGGTGGCGGAGGAAATGGTGGGCATTATGGTGGTGGTGGTGCAGGAGGATATTTTTATAATGATAGTCAATTTTTGCCTACTGGAGCATTAACTGTAACGGTTGGCGCTGGTGGAAGTGGAAGTTATGGAAGTACAGGCGCTTCTGGAGCAGCATCATTTTTAGGAAACATTATTTCTATTGGTGGAGGTGGTGGTGGTGTTGATGTTGGCAACACTACACTACCATTAGGTTATTCAGGTGGCTCAGGCGGCGGTGGTGGTGTAAAAAGTAATAATTCTTTAGGACTTGCTTCAGGAGGTGTAGGTTTTCAGGGCAATTCTGGCGGTACTGGAAGAACTAATGATGGTGGTTCTAAAAATGGTGGAGGTGGTGGAGGGGCTGGTGCTCCTGGCGGCAATGGAAATTCTGCAAACTCTGCTGGTAATGGTGGCGCAGGTCTTTCTTCATCTATCACTGGAACTTCAGTTACTAGAGCAGGTGGCGGTGGCGGAGTAAGCAGTTTTAGCGCAGGGTTTGGTATTGGTGGCTCAGGCGGCGGTGGTAATGGCAATGAAAGCACTGGTGTTGATGGAACTGCTAATACTGGTGGCGGTGGCGGCGCTGGGTATACAGGCGGCTCTGGCGGTTCAGGTGTAGTAATAGTGGTGATTGGATAATTATGGCACACTTTGCAAAAATAGAAAATAATACTGTTGCTCAAGTTATTGTAATTAATAATGAAGTTCTACTTGATGAGAACGGTATTGAACAAGAATCAATTGGTGCTCAATTCTGCCAAGATACATTTGGTGGAGAATGGGTACAAACTTCATATAACGGAACAATGCGTGGCAAGTATGCAGGTGTTGGAGATACTTGGGATGGAACTAATTTCATCTCACCCTCTGCAGAATAATAAATTATCCCTGAGCATTGGATTCAAACTGCTCAACTAATTTTTCTACCTAAGGAGTACTGTGGCGTTTCGTGATATAACCGAAGGTGACGATAATGTATGGGCGCTTGCTGGCGATGGGTTACCTATTGCTCGTGGTGTCGCAGACATTGGCGTTGCAACAACTGCTGGTCTCTGGCAAAACACTGATGTTGCCTACGATGTAGCCCTTGGTGGACTTCCATTTATTTATGCAATCAGTGATGCACGTCCTTATACACGTCAAACTGCACCCTTTCGTAAAGACCAGTTTGATAATGGAGCAGAACCAGGTGAGCAATCACTTACTGGTTGGTGGTTAAGAAGTCAGTCATCTTTTCACGGCGGAGAAGGCATTAAATTCTATGACCCATCTGCAGGAGAGACGGTTGCCCACAGATTTACAGACAGTAAAAACGTAGATGTCTGGACTAAAGGACAAGTAACTTTACTTAAAGATGTGGTTAGCACTCACACAACTACTGGACCAGTAACTGGAACAGACCATCAACACCCCAACCAACACGTTCGTTCTATCCAGTGGGGTGGAGTAAATGGTGTGTTGCTACACGATGAGTTTGATGTACATAAAATCTATCCATCAATTACTGTGTCTATTAATAACAAGGCTTTAACTTCTAATGTAGCGACTCTTACTACATCTACTGCTCACGGTCTTACAGTTGGTATGACTATTACAATTACAGGTGTAGATGCAACATTTAATGGTACTTACCGCATTACAACTGTGCCTACAACAACTACATTTACATACGCTAAGGTTGCATCTAACGTAACTTCAACTGCAGTATCACCAGTTGGTACTGGTGT